GTCGGCGTCCGGGCCATCAGCAAATGAGCTCCAACACGGTGGACGGTGCTGGTCTCAACGCCTGCAAGCGCCTGCTGACGAGCAAAGATGAGTTGCTCGCCTCGGACGGCGCCTACCTCTACGGCTTCTCGAGCCAGGCCGACGCGTGGGTCAAGCATGACAAGTTGCCGCGAGCTCTCCCACGCTGGAGCGTCGTGCAGCAGTCGCCGCAAGATATCAGCGATATCCAGGTTGCGGTCGGTAACGGCTACACCGTCTTTGCGTGGACGCAGGAGACGCCGGGCGGCGCTCTGGGCGACGTCTACGCCATGGTCCAGGACACTGCGTCCGGCACCATCCTCCTGCAGTCGACCGTCATCAGCAACGGGGCGGGCAATGCGGGCCTTCCGCGCCTAGCCGTCGTCGGCACCATCTGCGTGGCGATGTGGAGCGACACGGCGGGCAAGCTGGTTGCGTGTTTACTCGACCTCACGGCTCCAAACCTCGGCTTCGGCTCACGCGTTGACGTCAAGACAGACCAGAACGTTTTGACCGTCTTCTACGATATCGTCGGGACGAGCGGGGCTTTCGTCGGCGTCTACTCTGATTCGGCTGGAACGCCGCTCTTCAAAGCCTTCCGATGTACAGTAACATTGCCCGCCACCATCACGGTCACGCATACCGTGAGCTCCGGCGATACGAACGGCGTCTACACGACTCCGTGCTGCGTCTACGACGCTGCCTCCGGCAAGGTTTGGGTCCTGTATGGCGCCTCGACGCCCTACCCAGTCCCTGCGACATTCCACGTCAAGGCGTACGCGTTCACAGCCTCAACATGCGCTGTCAGCACGGCGCCTTTTACGATTGTGTCGCCGACGAGCCAAATCATACAGGCCGGCGTTACGTTCGTCTCCAGCACGAACATTCGCGGCCTGTATCAGACCGCAAATGGCGACGGCAAAGCGGTCGAGCTCACAAACAACAACGTCCTCGGCAACGTCCCGACGCTGCTTATGGCGTCGCGGCCCTTCACCGACGGGACGAACGCGTACGTAATGATCCGCTACGCGCAATCGCATCTCCTGAGCGTAATCGAGGGCACTCTGGGGGCAGCGCCAAACCCCTTGCGCCCCATCGCTACGATCGCGCCGCGCATCGCTTACCCGCCCGTATCACTCAGCAGCTCCGGCGCGGGTTCGCTCGACCAAGCGCCTACGCAGGTGTGGAATGTCGGCGGCAAGCACTGGCGCACGTATGGGACTGTTATCGCCGACGCGAACCTGAATGCCCGAGTAGGCATCACCGCCGTTGACATCAACATGGACGACGGCTGGCTTGCTAACGGAGACATCTATCCCTCTCAGCATCAGCAAGGCGTCGAGTACGGAGAGTTGTTGCATCTGAGCGGGGGCGTCCCGTCGAGCTTCGACGGTCAGTTCGTGAGCGAGATGGGGTTCCTGCATCCGCCGCAGGCCAACGCGTTGACGCTGGTACCAGCTAGCCCCGGCGGCGGCCTCGGCCAAGGCGTTTACCAATACCGCATTTGCTACGAGTGGACGGATAATCGGGGGCAGATTTACAGGTCTGAGCCGAGCACGGCTAAGAGCGTCACGACCGCCGGTGTCGGCGCGATCAACAAAGTTACGCTCACCATTCCTAATCTTCTGCTCAGCACGAAGCGCAACGTCCAGATTATTGTGTACCGGACGTTGGTCAATGGGGACGGGTCTCTCTTCTACCGCCAGACGGCCTACAGCGTGCCGCTCGCCAATATCAACGATTCGGCGCAGGCCTCAACAACCATCGTCGACACGACCAGTGATGTTGTGATCAGCGGTCAGGCCTTGCTCTACACGAACGGCGGAACCCTCGCCGCGCAGAACCCGCCGGCCCTAGGCTGCCTCGTCAAGCATCAGAGACGTCTAGCCGGCATCGGCGACGACGGCCGAACGATGTGGCTGTCCAATGAATTTGTGGATCGAGAAGCTCCGCGCTGGAACGACGAGTACCAGGTGCAGTTCGATGCGCCGCTCACAGCGCTGGCTGGCCTCGACGACAAGTGGATCGCGTTCTCCGAAGACCAGATCTGGTTCTTCACTGGCCAGGGCCCCACAGACACCGGAGCTGCAAACGACTGGACTGCCCCCATCGAGATTCAGACGGAGACGGGTTGCATCGACCCGCGCTCCGTCTTCAACACTTCTCAGGGCGTCATGTTTCAGGGCAGGCGCGGCTACTACCTCCTGGACCGGGCCCTGAACGTGACTTTCGTCGGCGCCCTCATTGAGGACACCACGAAGGCCAATCCGCTCGCGATCGAGTCCTTGGGGCAGGTCTCCGGCGAAACCTCTTGCTACATCTCGCTCGTCCCGAGCTCGGCTCTAACAACGGGCATCCGCCTGCACTGGGACACGTTCTACAAGATGTGGGCGAGGGATGAGATCTACGACAGCGACTCGGAGCTCGTCTTTGCTATCGCCGGAATGGTGAACTGGAACGGCACCATCGTTGTCGCCCAGACCGACGGCACGATCTACAAGCAGTTTTCGACGGATTGGCGTGACGAGGGCTTCTTCTATCCGTCGTCGTTCATCACTGGAGACATTAGCTCCGGCGGTCCGCTCGGCTTCCAACGCGTTCGCTTTGCGCAGATCGACGGCACGTGGCTCACGAACCACGATGTGAAGATGTCCTTTGCCTTTGATGGAGACACCAACTACGCGCAGTCTTATCAGTGGACCGCGTCGAAACTTGTCCCAGGCGAACCGGTCAAGATGCGTGTCGGCGCTCAGAACGGCGCAAGCCCCCGCTGTAGTGGTTTGAGAATAAAAGTAGAAATTCTCACACCGACGAACCCCGGTTCGTATCCGCAAACCACCGGTCAATCTGCTACATTGAGTGGTATAGGATTAGAGATTGTGCCCAAGCCGGGTCAGAAGAAACTCGGCGCGGCCGTGCAGGCCTAAGACAGGAGATTTCGATGCCGGATCCGTGGGGTGGTACAAACAGCGACGCGGGCGGCGGGAACAACCAAGGACAGTGGGATACGAACCCGTCCGAGGACAACCCGCAAAACCTGAACAAGAGCGCCACGGGCCTGCAAGCCTCGTTCGATAACGGCCACCAGTGGAACGTCACGGACCTTTGGGGCGGCGACAACAAGTATGCGGATTATGGACTAGGTCCCAAGAACTACGTGGCGCAGGGCGACAGCGCTGGCTTTTATGATGCGCTAGCCAAGCAGTACGCGGGCGCGCATCTAGGGCAAGAGAACAACGCCTACGGCGCTGCCGATACCGCATGGGGCCAGTACATGCAGAATGCACAGCAGCAGCAAGGCATGCTTGGCATGATGCAGGACGCGGCGATGGGCAACGCGCCGAGCGTTGCGCAGCTGCAGATGCAGCAAGGGCTTCAGCAGAGCACGGCGGCGCAGCAGGCCCTGGGCAACAGCGCGCGCGGTGGTCCGGGCGCTTGGGCAGCAGCGCAGCGCAACGCAGCCAATCAGATGGCGCAGATGCAGCAGACGGGCGTAGGGCAGCAAGCGCAGCTCCGCGCTGGTGAGATGGCAAACGCACGCGGCGCGTACGCGCAGGCGTTGGGTCAGTACGGCGCACAAGCCCTTCAAGCGCAAAACCAGATGGGCGCCTACGGCCAGAACTTCAACAAGCAGGACATGGCGTCCATGCTCGCGCTCTTGGGGTACGGCCAGACCGCTGGTCAGATTTCCAACCAGCAAGAGAACGCCTGGAACAACGTTGTGTCTGGCGCGGCTTCGGCGAACGCGCAGAACAACGCCAACGCGACAGCGTCTACGGCACAAATCACCGGATCGGTAATCGCTGCGCTATGAGCAACCCCTTCGATGTGCTGGGCAGCCTCACGCCCGAACAAGCCGCTGCGTGGAAAGCGCAGTTCGGCACCCCGCCGACGGATGTTCAGGCCCTGAATAGTTATGCCGATCGTATGGCGCAAATGCCTACCGCTAGTGGCCCAGAGCCGATAGCGCCTACAACCCCTAGCGGCCCCAGCCCTGCGGACATTGCCGATCTGCAGAACTACGGTAACCGCATGGCGGCGATGCCGACAGCGACCAGGGCCGCGCCCGTCGGTCCGCCGGTGCAAGCGTCTGCACTTCCAGCCTCTACGGACATTGCGGACCTTCGTGCCTACGCCGATCGCATGGCGCAGATGCCGCAGGATACAAGAGCGCCGGCGGTGATCGATAACGATACGCAAGCGCCTTCGCCCCTCGGCATGTATCGCAACAAGGATTACGATCTGCTCGCGGCCGGAGCCCCCGAAGGCAAGGGCGCAGCGCAGCTCGGTGGCGCAGAGAGCGCCTCCGCCGCCGACGAGGGCGCAGCCTACACGGCCGCGCGAGAGGCTCGAGCTCGAGCGCGCGAGAACGGCAAGCGCATTCAGTCAGGCCAGCCCACGATCGAGGAAGAAGCGCGCATCAAAGCCCGCCAGAAGGCTGTGAAAAGCGGCGACGTGCACGCTACAGCAGCGGCGTTGATTCCGGTCATGGACGAGGACGTGCAGCCAAGGGCTCTCCAAGAGCTCCCGCAGAATCTATCAGACGTGCAGCGACGGCCTGTTGCGCCCAGCGCACTGCTTGGCGGCATCTCCGATTTGGATCAAATGCAGGCCGTCGGCGAGCGCGCAGGCGATAACCCCGGCTCTACGATTGGTGACCCAAGAGCCACGCCCGGTCTCGTCGAGCGCGGCACGGGTTCGCTCCCGTATGAAGCAGGACGGGTCTTCGCGCACCCGAGCACCATCCCCGGCGGCATCGTCAAGATGGGCAATGAAGCTCGTAAAGACCTGCGCGACCTGGGAGCGGGAGCGGTCGACGTCACGAAAAACCCCAAGCTGCTTCCCCAGAAGATCGACGCGATCAAGCAGAGGCTTGCGGCGCTTGACCCCGGCGTTCATAAATTGTTGCCCGGCGCGCCGAACCTTGGTGGAGGCGGCGGAACGAACGTTCCGGCGACAGCGCGAGACGCTGGCGGAAATGTTGGCGCCGACGCGGGCGATGAGGGCGAGCCCAGCATTGGCCCCGGTGGTTTCAACCCGATGACCGTCATTCCTGGGGGCCGCACTCCAGCGATGTGGCAAACGAAGTACGGCACGCCCGTCTCAGACGAGGACCAGGATGCACTTCTGCAAGCGCGATGGGGCCAACAGGCTGCCGTTGACCAGCAGGGCGAGGCCGACATTGGTATCGCGCAAGCGAAGGCCAACGACCTAGCTACACAGCAGAAGGCCGTCGGCGACCTGGCAGCGCTCCAGCAACAGCGGCAACAGCGCCTACTCGACGCCAAGCAGGCGCAGGTTACAAAACTGCAAGGCATGGTCGACGACATTCGCAGTCGCAAGATCGACGATAGCAATGTTTTCGCAATCCCTGGCGCGGCGGGAAAGTTCTTCTCTGGTATCGGCGTGGCGATTGGCGCTGGCGTTCAAGCCCGTCTAGGGCTGCACCAGAATCCGTCACTTGAGATTGTCAAAAACCTCGTCGAAAAGAACATGCAGCAGCAGCGCCTCAAGATGGAGCAGGGCAAGGATGCTCTGGGGGCGCAGTCTTCTTTGCTCGGCCAGATGCAAACGCAGTTTGGTGACCAGCAGCTCGCGGACCAAGCCACAAAGATGGCGCTCATGGAACGCGCAAAGTTGCACGCTGAGGAGGTCGCGCAAACGTCTAGCGTGCCGCGCATTCGCGCTAACGCTGGCGCTCTAGCGGCAGCCATCGGCGAGCAGAACGCGAAGGATAAAATTGGCTTCGACCAGGCCGCGGCGAATCATGTGATTCAACGCGATGTGATGACCAAGCCGCAGGTGTTCGGCGGAGCGCCGACCGGCGTCAACGGTGGCGCGGCGGCGGACAGCGATCGACAGGTGGTTATCCCCGAAGACCTCGGCGGACCGAACGTTGGCAATCAACGCTGGATCGCCACGAGCGCCAAGTCAGCCGACGCGCTCCGCAACACCGTCGAAGCGGCCGCAACGATCCACAGCGCCTATCAGGAGATTGCGCAGCTCGAGAAAGACCACGGACAAACCATCTACTCCGAGGATTCGCCAGCCGGCGCCAGGGCCCGAGCACTCATCAACGCTACGCTCGGCAAAGTAGGGGCGCTCCAAGGCCAATCCAAGCTGCCCATCGTCGACGTCGAACTCTGGAAGCACAACCTCGCGCCAGAGGGATTCATCAGCAAGCTGGGCGGCGCGACGGGTCTCGGCGCCACGCTCACCGAGCGCATGAAGAACTTCGATGACATCGGCAAGCGCGAGATGATGACGAAGCTGAGGGTGCACGCGAGTGAACAAGGGCGACGCCATGTCACCGTCGGGCCCGGCGGTGTAGCACCTGGCGTTCACTACACCGGAGAGAGTGCGGATAAGCCGAAGCTTCCGGCATCGGCCAAGCCAGTGCCAGGCATGCCCTACACGCCTCCCGGACGCCAACTGAACTACAAGCCGGAGGTGCGTGTGGGAACACCAAGCACCGGCAAAGGCAAGAACAAGAAGCCGGGCACGGAGACTGTCGTGGAGAGTGAAGCCGACGAGCCCGACGACAATGAAGGCTCCAGCGAATGACCGGCAAGGCCTTCATCCGCGACGAAGAAGGCAACGTCTACTCCGTCGACCCGAAGGATCCGGCGGCGGCGAAGTTCGACGCCGTTGCGCCGGAGACAGTGCAGCAGGCGCAGCTGCAGGCCGAGTACGGTGGCGCAGCGGGTCAGCTTGAGGCTGGAGGTCTGGGCGCCCTTGATGCTCTGACCTTTGGATTCGGCTCCGGCGCCTTAGGGGAGCTCGGCGGCGACGATTGGTCAGAGGGTATTAGGGGAGTACAAGAGGCTAACCCCAAAGCAGGGATGCTGGGCACTGCGCTTGGAGCCCTTGCGCCCGCACTGCTCACCGATGGCGGAAGCTTGGCCGAGGAAGCCCCGCTCTTGTCCCGTCTCGGCGGCGGTGTGCTCCGTGGGGGCCTTGAAGGTGGCTTGTATGGGGCGGGCTCCCAAGTCAGCGAAGACATCCTAGGGCACACCGACACGACGGCGGAAAAGCTGATTGCAGGCATCGGGCATGGAGCCTTGTTAGGGGGAGCTGCTGGCGGCGCGTTCGAGACGCTTGGGTCTGCTGTTGGCTCGCGCCTCTCAAATACACGCCTCCGATCTCAAGACCTCGACGCCATCGCAGAAAAAGAGTTTGGGACGGCAGCGCCTGGTGTCGGCAAGGCCCTCAAGATGTACGCGAAGGCCTCTAGTGCCGTGAGCGGCGCCGACGCGAGCACCATTGAGACGCTAGCCTCGAAAGAGAATCGGGGATTGCGAACGCTCTTGGCCGACAACGGCGAGAAGTTCCAAGACGAAACGGCAAGAGCGATACGGGAATCTGGTGATGCGTTACTCGCTTCGAATAAATTGGTAACGGCGGAAGCGCGTGGCGAGCTCAAGGCGAGCTACGTCAAGGACGCCGTGAAGCGCGGCAATGAGGCCGACACCAAGGCCTGGGCTCTGAACGAGATTGATAAACTGATCGGCGGCGCTCAGGACACTCTCGACGCCGGCGGAGGTTACACGAAGGCCATTGAGCATGCCAGCACAGCGGCGTATCGCGCCAAAGCGCTCATCGAGGACGCGACGGGCACTACCGCCAACGCGACCATGTTTACCGCGCTCGACAACATGAAGCGTGACTTGCAAAAGTTGACGCGAAATTCCTACCAAACCGTTGTCCGCATGCAGGACCCGATCGAGCAGCGCGCCGCGAAGCTCACAACGGAATGGCTCGACAAGGCGTCTTCAGGATTTCGCGACGGACTGGAGAACGAGTCGCTGTGGGGCAAGGCGGCGGCGGACCAGCGCGCAATCAACAGCGCATGGACGAAGCAGATCGACGCGAGCAACAGATTCCACTCCAGTCTCACGACGGACATTGGAAGGGACCCGACCAACCCTTATCTCCAGATGCGGGGCATCGACCCGAGCAAGGCTTCAACGTACGTGCGCGGCATCACGAACCCGGATAAAGACCTCACGCACCGCGCTGTGAAAGATTACCTCTCCAGCACGAAGGATTTGAGTTCCGCGATAGAAAAATCCTACCAGCTCCCGGCCGAAAGCATGGCGGAGGTGCGGAAGCTCAACGTCGCGGCAGAAAAATTCACCACGCACATCGACCAGGCCGAGAAGGCCATGACCTTCATCAACCAGTTCAAGGCGCTGAAGGGGCATAGCGACGGGATTGGTGGGCACCTGAGTACGGCCGGCGCTGTGCTTGGGGGAGCTCCGGGCGCTGTGCTTGGCGGTATTGCTTCAACACTCTCGAATCCAGCCAAACAAATTGAACGACTGGCCGCACTCGAGCGCTTGCAAGCAAAAGTAAGCAAGCGGCTTGGCGGCATTGGAGAGGCCGTAGAGGGGAAGGCCAGCCGCGCATCCTTACCAACCTCCCTGGAAGTAACGCCGTCGCGAGCTTCCTTCGAAGCCAGCGCCGTCAACCTCCAGCGCATCGCTGCGAATCCAGAAGAGCACCAGAGTCTAGTGGCTGGTGCGCTTGGGAGCGTCGGCGATGCAGCCCCGAAGCTCACAACGGCCATCACGATGAAGTCGCAGCAGATGACGCAGTTCTTGGCGTCCCAGCTACCTCCGGGCATGTCCCCTCAGGACGGCACGCTGAACCCGAAATGGGCGAAGCCCCTGTATACCGATGCGCAAATGAACGAGTGGCGCAGGCTCGCGGCGGCCTTGCATAGCCCTGTAGAAACACTCCATTCCGGCATCTCGACAGGCACTCTCACGCCAAAAGAAGCGGCCGCAATAAAACAGTTCTTCCCCGGCATATACGGCGAGGCCGTGACGAACATCCAAACCACACTCGCCTCGATGGATAAAGCTCCGCCGCGCGAAAAGCGCCTAGCCTTATCTACCGTCCTGGACATCCCCGCAGATCTAGACCTCACAAGCGACGTGACGTCCACCCTTCAATCGGTATACAATACGAAAGTCCAGACCCCGCCGGAACAGCAATCCAGCGGCCCCCACCAAGCAAGCGTCAGTCTCGCGTCACACACCGTGACCCCGGCGCAGCGTGTTGAAGGAGGCCGCTAGGTCATGGCTAACGCAATCCCGGAGAGAAAAGCCGCAACGGTCATCCCGCCGAGGGCTACAGCAACTAGTCTTGTTGGAGTGGCCGCCACGACTACGGCAGCTGCAAGTGTGGATGTCACAGCGCTGGCGTCCGGCAACCCGTACATTACGGTGTACGCCGACGGCGCCGATACTGCTGTCTCCTTCGCCGACACCCAGGGCCACGCCGAAGCGCTGAACCCGGCTACTACAGGCCTCATTGGCGATTCTGCCGCAACGTGTTGGGTTATCCCGGCCGGCGGCGAGAAGAACTTCCTCCTTGAAAAAGGCGTGGACGTTCGCATGGGCTACCGCACCGTGAGCGGCTCAGGCTTCCTCCGCTACTACGCGTCCAGCCAGACCTCGAACGGTTAGAGCCTCATGGAGAACCGTCGAGGCTTGAGGGGAACAAGGCGTTTCGCAGGGAAGCGGCCTGCCGCCTTTACCCCCGCCAAGCTCCCCGGCCTCGTCGCCTGGTACCGCGGCGACCACGTTGTCACCGATGGCTCGAGCAACGTTCAGACCGCAACCGACCTAGGACCCAATGGGTATACAGCGACGCAAGGCGGCGCAGGCAACCGTCCTGCGTTTGTGGCGAACGGCGGACTCTCCTATTGGAACAACCTGGCGGCAACATCGCTAGTTGCGACGACGGCGCCTGGCCTTGCGCAGCCGTTCGAAGTCTGGGCGGTTGTGAGGCCCGCGAGCGCTACGCCGGGGGCTGGCGGTTACATCTTCGACTCTGCCGCTGGCAATCAGACCGTGCTGGCGCAACTCGCAGCCACTGGCGTCACTCAGGTTTATGCAGGTGTGTCGCTCACGGACGCGGCGCAAATCACTGTTGCCGATCACATCGTGCGCGGAGTCTTCAACGGCGCGTCGAGTATTGGGGCGCTCGACGGCGGCGCAGGCACGACGGGCAACGCTGGCGCGCAAGCCCTCGGCGCGACCTTCACGCTCTGCAACAACGGCGGCGGTGGCCTGGCGAACGGTTTTGTAGGGCGTTGGTACGAGACAGTCTTGGTCTTGCCGTTATCGGTAGGCAACGCTACTTCGCTGACTAAATACTTCAAGGCCAGGTATTCCATCCCATGAATACACTGGCCGCTGACCTATCCTTCAAAGACATCACCACTGGCGACGGATTCTCGTTCGTCATGTACTCCGCTCCTGGCTCGCCGCAATCCCTCTCCGGCTGGAGCGCCACGGCGAAGGTGCGGAACTCGCGCTCGAGCGCCAGCGTTATCATCACGCTCACAAGCCCCACAAACATCATTCTGACGTCGGATTCTTCCGGCCTCGCCACTGTCCAATTCTCCGTAGCGACCAAGGCCACCATCATGACTGCTCTAGGGAGCGGCATTCCCGGTGTGTGGGGCGTGGAGATGAGCGATGGCGCTGGCGGCATCTACGTGCCTGTTGAAGGGTCTATCTCTGTCACGCAGACGGTGCCGCGATGAGCGGCTTTTATGCGGGGAACGGCCAGGCTCTCTCAACGCCGTTTGCAGGACCCAGCGCAGTGGATGCCGTGCGGCCGCTCCTCGGCGTCCTCGTCAGTGGCCAGAGCTTGTCTTGCGGCACTCTGGGCGTTCCCGTCCTGTCGACACTAGCCCACGGCAACGTGCAGCTTCACGATTCGAGCGGTACGTACAGCAACCCAGCCTCCGGCACGTGGAGCAAGGTCCCGCTCATCGCGCCGGAGCGTCTCGACAAGTGGCAGAACAATCAGAGCAACACGACGCCGTACCCTACGAACGTCAACGGCGAATCGCCGGACGTTGTGATGGTGAATGCGCTGTCGTCTCTGATTCCCGGCCAAACGTTCTGCAATCACAACTGTGGGCAGGGCGCCGCGAGCTACACCGTCATCGGCAAGGGCGGCAGCGGCAACGCGTACCAGAGCTTGCTGAATGAGGCGACCGCCGCGCGAGCGATCGACTCGAGCTACAGCGTTGCCTTCTCGCTGCTCACGCACGGCGAAATAGATTGGGGCGTCACGTTCTACGACCGGTGGTTGCCCTTGTATCAAGGCCAGCTCGAGACTGATGCCCAGGCGATTACCAGGCAGGCCGCTGGCATTCCACTCATCTTCAACCAGCAGAACACGCAGCCGAGCGCGCCGCAGGTCACCGGCTACCCGTCGCAGATCCAAGCGCTGATGAATGGTGTCAGCGTCATCAAGACGCAGGTCGGGAGCTTGTTTGCGTACGACTCGGGCGCAGTCAGTACAGGGACGCTTTCCGGCGACGGCTACATCGAGACGAAGATCTCGCACACCGACGTCATCACCGGGCGTGTCCTTGGCCTCAATCATGCCTATACAGGCAACACCTACGATACGACGTGGAACTATGCGCTCGTCTTCAACGCGAACACGAGTGTCCTGGTCTATGAGGGAGGCTCGCTAAAAGGCACATTCGCGGCGAACGCCGACGGCGACACCTACCGCATTCAGATCACGGCTGGTGTCGTCACGTATGTGAAGAACGGCTCCGTCTTCTACACAAGCGCCAACGCCCCCTCCTATCCGCTCTTCGTCCAGACGACCGCAAACATCCAGTGGGCCGGCCTTTACAATCTCGTGCTCAGCTCTGGTGCGCTTGCGCCGTGGCTTCACGTCACGGGCTCGGCTATCTGCGCTGACCCCGACAAGCTTCTACTCTCAGGACCGAACTACTACTTTCCGTTCGGCGACCGCTTGCACCTTACGGCAATCGGCTACCAGCAACTTGGCGAGCAATACGCACGAGCGGCATATGCGAAATTATCTACCGGCGGCTGGACGCCGCTGATTCCAACCAACGCAACGCTAGCCGGTAACGTCGCCACGCTCACATTCGCTGTGCCCGTTGCCCCGCTCGTGTTTGATACGGGCTTCACAGCGCCGCATCTGAGCGGCGCTCTCTCCGCCTGGGCGAATGGCAAGGGCTTCGAGGCTCGCAACGGGGCGGGCACTCCCATCTCCATCACATCTGTCGCTATCGCGAACGGGAATCAGGTTGTCATTACCTGCGCCTCGCCCCCGGAGGTCATCGCCTACGCCGACACGTGCGACGTGGCGAGCGGCGCGACGGGCGGCTTCCCCGACGGGCGATGTGGTCTTCTGCGAGACAGCGACCCATTTGTTGGGCCCATCACCGGACTCGCGCAACACAACTGGTGTCTACAGTTTTCAATCCGGGGCCTCGCGTCCACGGGGAGATGGTGGCTCGATCAATGAACGGCGACAGGACCGCAGAGCAGTGGGCGGAGGCGGCGTCAGAGGCAGCGCAGCGCTCTGCAAAGAGAGCCGAGGCCGCGAAGACGCTGGCCGAAAAGATGTACGAGACGGCGGAGCAGACCGCTCGCGACGTCGACGAAGTCAAGCGCATGGTGCGGAAGTTGGAGTCTACGATTGTCGTGGGGCTCACAACGCTGCGAGAACAAATCAAGCAGCGTCCGGGCGTAACGCACACCAGCATCACCGAAGAGGATTGGGAGGACAGCCCAACAGGGACGCGAAAAATGGTCTCCAAATCTGTCTTCAACAAGTGGAAGCGTGAAGCGGAAATGAGCGACGACGCCAAGAAATGGCGCGGGGCCATCAAGACGTCCGGCAAGGTCGCGCTCATCGTCGTTGGTGTGCTCGCTAGCGCCATCGTCGGCGGCCTGATTCGTCACTACCTGTTTGGAGGACACTAGAAACCATGCTGCACTGGATCAAAGACCACCCCGCGGAGTCGTTGGCCTTGGCGCTAGCGCTCTTCAACTTCATGGCGAAGGTGGCCGTGAAAATCGCTGGGACCAATCCCGAAGCCTCCAAGACATTATCCTTCATCTCTGCCCTGGGACCCGACGTCGTCAACGCGTTTGGTGCGCTGACCAAAAAGGCTCCGCCCCCGGACGAAGCCATCACTGCAAAGGAGTTGCCCCTGTCATGATTCCCCTAAGTGTTATTCTGTTGTTGATCCTCGCGGCCTTCATTTGCGCTGTGGCCTCTGCCGCTGGCAAGTGCCCGCTGTGGGTCAGCGTCATTCTGGTCATCATCGTGGAGCTGCTCCGCGTGCTCCCGGTGGGACGATGAAAAAGCTCCTAGCTGTTTTGATGTTGTGCGGCTGCTCCACCATCGCCCGCACCCAGTACGGTCTCCAGTTGGACCAGTGCGTGGACGACGCGAAGTCCAGAGCAGAAGCGGACAAGTGCATCCACGATGTGCAGTTGCGCTGGGATGAAGCCGGCGCTCCCCCCGCTCTTGTCGTCGACGCAGGCGCCGAGTGACTGCCCGCGAAGACTTCGAGGAGGCGGCGGCGCTCGTTCAGAAGCAAGCCGGGCCCATGCCTCAAGCCGCAACAGTTCGTCTCTTGGATGAAGAAGACCCTCAGGGCGCCGTGGTCTTCGAAGACCGCGACGGCCACATGGTGATGATGATGAACCGCAAGGACTACGACGCTTGGAGGTTTGCCAAATGAGCCCGCAAGAGTTTACGAAGGCCGTTACTGACGCTCTGGAGATGGTTGCCGCTGTTGCAGCCGAGCACCCGGAGCTCGCCCTTGCGCCCGCCGTCGACTTGCTCGAGCTGGTCGTTGCGGAGCTGCCGCCGATCGGGGCGAGTGATTTGGATCCGGCGGACCGCGCTGCCGCTGACAAAGAGGCAGCGGATCGAGAAGCCGCCAAGTTCGGCAAGCCGTGAGCGTCATCGAACCCTGCAATTGCGAAGTCTGCCAGGCGCTTGGAGTGACCGCGTGGCAGCAGCAGTCTGCTCAGATTCAGGCTCAGCAAAACCAGGCCTGGGCAAATCAGCTGCGCCAAGACGCCGTCACGCAACGTAACAACTGCCTCGCGCTCATTCCGTTGGAAGATGACCGCTGGGACCGCGAGGACGACTGATGATTTCCCTTTGGAGGGAGCGTCTGACATGGGGCCTCACTGGTCTGTTAGTCGGAGTCGCGTGCAGCATTTTGGCGTGGGCGCTGCACTCGTGACCACCGAAGGCTTCGACGCATCCAGCGGGCCGCTGCGTTATGAGGAAGCTGCCGCTCTAGCCTTCGCGTTCCTCAAGGTGACCGATGGCGTGGGCTCTCTGAACCGGTGGCTCGATGTGCTCAGCACGGGCCTACGCGGCGCCGGCATGAAGCGTCTTGGCGGGTACCACTTCTTACGGATACGCCACGGGCGCGCGCAAGACGCCGACGAGCAAGCGCGAGAGTTCGTGGCGCATCGGGTTGCGCATTGTGTTGATAGCATGCCGGGCTTGCTAGACGTGGAGCTGGGCGAGACCAGCTCGAGCAATCGCATCGCATCGCGCTCCGAAACGTCCGAGGCCATCTCCCTCTTCGTGGACACGTACCGCACTCTTACGGGTGACGACCTCTGGGGCTACAGTTCGCCCGGAGAAATTGGCGTCATGGGCCTGGCCACCATTCCTGCGTTCACTGCGCTTCCGCTGATAGTGGCGGACTACGAGGCCCACGAGCACGACCCGCTCGGCTTCAACGTCGTGGGGTGGCAGTACCGGGGGAATGTGTTGGCCTACGGTGGCTGCGTGGATCTGATTCGGCTGCACGGGGACGTGCCGGCGGGGGCCTAGCGCTGGACCCTATTTGGACCCGACCACGTACGAATAGTGGACCTGGCGGATCGTGCGGACAGCCAAAACCCCTCACTTCGCCGAACCATTGACCCTTGTTTCGGATTAAAAGTCCGCAGCTCTACCGACTGAGCTATCGACCCTGATTGAGGATTTTGGCTTTTCGTCTTTCCGTGGACCTGAGGTGGACCTCAATGAGGCGACCGACGTCGCTGGCATCGAGATGACCGTAGACGCGCTGTAGCATCGCGGTTGACCGGTGGCCTAGGACTTTTGCCGCGAGCTCGAACGGCACGCCGGCGCGCACTAGCTTTGTCGCCGTGGTGTGCCGGAGATGGTTCGGACCGAAGCGCTGGACACCGGCCCGGTCGCAAGCTGCGTGCAGGTCGCGCCGGATGTTGCCCCACGGGCGCAGGAGCAAAGTGCCGTCGCCGTCGGCGTGCTTGCGCACGTACTCGACCCATGGCTCGAACATCGAGAGGATTGGGACGGTGCGCGCCGATGTGGCCGTCTTGGTGCCGCGCAGGCGAATGCTCCTCTCGCCCAAGTCTTCAGCGCGTACCCGCCGCGCTTCGCCGAGCCGTGCGCTTGTCGCCACCATGAGAGCAACCCAGCACGCGCGACCTGGATCTAGATGGGCCATCACAGCCCAGAGGTCCGCGTCACTGACAATCTGCTCCTTGGGCTTGTACTGCGCCGAGTACTTCGGCATCACCGCGCGCGGGTCGCGAGATAGCTCTCCCGCTCGAGCGGCGCTCTTGAGCGTTCGACGGAGCGCCACGAGCTCCTTGTGGATCGTGCCTCGGCTCGCGCCTTCGGCAGTTCTTGCCTTCGTGAACGCCGACGTGTGCGCGACCGCCAAGTCAACCAGGCGAATCCCACCCAGGAGCCTCGCGACGTGCGCCACCTTCGTCGCGTACATGTTGCGGGTGCCAGCCGCAACGTCCTCGTCTTCTAGTTCTTCGAGAAATCGCTCGGCAGCAGATCGCACGGTGGCCTCGTGCGCGGCGTGATGGGCCGGATCCGCGAGCTCGCGTTGCTTTTTTCGGTACGCGATTTCGGCTGCCTTCTTGTCCGTGAGCCCCGTGGACTCGCGGTGCTTGTGGCCGTCTTCGTACCACGCGAGATAGTAGACTCGTCCGCGACGGAGGAGGTGCACGAGGGCAGGGTAGTGGAGGCGAGCCACGCGCGGAAGTCGTCTTCGGTGACGCGGAGGAGGCGGCCAATCTTATGGTGCCTCATCTGCGAGGCCAGCTCGTAGGCGTACGAACGCGACACCCCAAGGGCGTGCGCAATGTCGCGAGGGGAGAGGAGGCGCAGGGCGCTCACGGCCCCTCGAGCACACCGGCAGCGCGGAGGGCCAGGCCAAGGGCGCAGTCGTCGAGGTGCCCATAGCGCTGGCTTCGGCCGCACTCTGGGCACCTGAACCCGCCGTCGATCGTGCCGCTCCACTCCACCGCCAAGAGCGCGCGCGCCATCGCGTCGTGACCCTCTAGCGCGGCGCGGATGGCCTCACGGTTTTCAGCGTTGCTGAACTTCGAGGACGGCGAGGCCATCCACACCAGCAGCTTCAGGTGCTCCTTCCACGTTTTCATGGCTCCCCCTTCGCGCCCCGGAGCGCAGCCTGAGCGGCGAGCGGCATGAGGTGCACCGCTTCAGGCGGACACGTCGCGATGACTTCCAACGCCTCCCGCATCCTCCGGTACTCGGCGGCGAGGGCGTCTCTACAGCGTTCGACGGTGTGGATGGTGGCGCCACCCCAATTGCCACCCGGCTCGTAGATCTGTTCGTTGCCGAGCAACTCGGGGTGGAACTCTAGCTTTATGCCGCAATGCTTACAGTTCATCGCGTCACCTCTGAAGCCAGGGCGTCCCACTGCGCGTGCGGGGTCATCGGCCGCACCATTCTTTGCGCACGTCACCCTCGTCATCCTTCCGCGTTTGCGGGTCGAGCTTGGACCGATAGACACGGAGCCGGCCATACTCTCGCCGCAGCTTCGCGTAGTCGTCGGAGAACACCCAGCCGTACGGGCCAATCACGTAATAAACCACCGTCGGCAATTCAGACATCAGCGTCCGCCTTTCTTCCACGCGCGAATCGCATCAACGACCTCGCCGCGATTGATGTCGATGTGCAGGTCTTCCACAAAGTCGGCCACCGCCCGCACCGTCTCCGCCGAGGCCAAGGCCCGTTGGGCCTGAATGTAGATTTGCAGTTCGTCGATCACGCTGAACGGCTCGCGCTTCAATTTCGCGCGCAGCATCTCAAGCTCCGCCTCGACCGGCTCGGCGCGGGGTGAAGTGCCGGGGGCGATGCCGTGCAGCGGACAGCCGCATAGGCAGCCCTTGACCGTCATGTGGATGCACGACAAGTCGCAGAGGCAAGTGCCCGGCTCTTTCGGAGCCTCGGCCGGGCGCGAGGTAGCGCGATCGACGAGGCCATCATTCGATGCATACCGGCCGCTACTCCGGTCCGTCCCCGTCGGTTTCGTCTCCAAAGTCTTTGCGCTGGGCTTCGCCCCCGTGGCGGCGAGGGCCGTCATTGCCAGGCGAACGCCCGCAGCTCGCTCCAAATGAACCCACGGCGTAGTTGCGTCGTGCTTGGCCTTGTCGACGAGCGATTGCTCCAGCCGTTCGAGCTTGCTCGCCACCTCCGCGTCTCGTTCGGCGAGCCCGCGCTGATAGCCGCGATCTTCGGCGCACAAGGCGCATTCGCTGGAGAGCGCGCCCTCCCTGCATCTGCACTCGCTCACTTGCTCCCCCTCCCCGCGTCCGGGGTCCGCTTCTTTGAGCGGCGCTTGCGCAACAGGTGCGGATTCTGTTTGAGGATGTCTAGCTCGTTTTGAAGCATTGCGGCTTTCTCTCGCCAGACCTTGGCCACATGCTCGGCGCCAGCTGCGACGTGCCGCAGGTGCTTGCATTGGTCGCACTCAGCGACGACGCCACGCGTCGGGTGAATGACCAGTCGAACGACGGAACCTTCTTTGATGATTTGAGGGATGCCGGTTCGGTCGGCCGCCTCGAACGCTTCTTTGATGGTGTCGATGGTGTAGTCGCTCACTTTGACCCGCCTCCCGTCCCCGGCCTCTTCTTCGCCTTGCGCTTGGGGGTGAGAACGTACTTGTGAATACTCCAACGACGTCCAGCGCCGGGAGCGTTGAGCAGGGACTCGCGGGCCAGTGTCTGCGTGGTCTTGATGGTCCAGACGCTGCCGATGGCTGGATCATCAGCAACAACCGCCCAGACTGTTTTCGGCGGCCACTTCACTTGCCACTTCCTTCCGGGGCGGCGGGGGCCTGCGGGGCGAGGCGTTCCCTAATCGTGTCGATGACCATTCGGTACAGGTCGAGCATCACCGACGGGTGCAAAACGACGGGGTCGCGAGCGGTCAGCAACTGGAGCGCTCGCTCGACGCCGCTGACTTTGCTCTCGGCTGCCTTCTGCGCAAAGACCGCCGCGTTGTGCGCTTCAACAAGTACGCGGTACGCCTCGATGCGGGCGTCGTGTAAGCGCTTCCAGTCCTCCGCTCTTTCGCGCTCCACATCACACTCGCCCTCGGCTGCCTTCTGCGCGGCCAGGGCGGCCCCCATCGTCTTCTCGATCTTGCGCGAGTAGTCCTGTTGCTCTGCAAGGTCCCGCTCCAGCACCGCCGACTTCTCCTCCGAAGCGGCAAGCAAGCGATTAGCCTCGTGACAACACGGACAGAAGCCACTTTGGTCTGCGTTGATACAGGTGCTCATCGCTTTGCCCTTCTCGCGGCCTCGGCCACCATCATCTCAGTCGTCCACCCAGCAACGGCCCACCGACGGATCTGGCCCCGCCTCACACCAAGCTCCTGCGCCCACTCTGCGTAGTTCATCGTGCGACCCTCGAGCGTCAACAGCCTGTTGCGCCGCGTGTTCGTTTGCTGCTGCGCCGGCGTGGCCCATCGGCAGTTGCCAGGCTCGTAGTTGCCGTTGTTGTTGATGCGATCGATTGACGTGTTGGGCGGACGCTCGCCCATGTCGGCCTCGAACGCCGTGAACGAGCTCCACCGTTCACAAATCGAAATGCCGCGAGCTCCATAAAGATAATAGCCCTTGTCGTTCGGGTTGAGACAGCGGCGGCGCATCGCGCGCCAAACCTCGTACACTCCGAGACTACCATCCTTCGCCTTGGCGCTCTTGCCGTGCATCGGCGCGAACCGGCCGCCGACTCGCTTTTGCTCGATAGGCTTCATTGCGTCTCCGTGACCGCACCCAGGCAAACGCACGACGCGGACCCGCTCGTGGCCAGCGTCGTGCGTTTCGTGGCTGGTCACCGCTGCCCAACCGCCTTGTCGTGCTTCTCGAAGGGGTCCTCTTCGCTGTCGTCGCCGGGCTCGCGCTGGGGCGCCTGGATGGTGCGATGCTGCGCGGGCTTCGGTTGGCCCGCCTCAGCCTGAGAGGCAAACACTTCGACCTTGATGATTTTCGCCGGGTGCTCGCGGCCCTTGATGTCCTTCTCTTCGATGAAGCGAAGGCGCATCCATTTGTTCTCGAGCTCACCACGAGTGGCCGGACCGTCGATACGGCGCTTCAAGTCGTTCGGGACGTCCACGAACTTCTTGCCCGTCGGCGTCTTGAGGGTGAGCTGCGGTTTGATGAAGCTGCCGTTTTTGACCTCCGGGTCGTAGTCGAAATAGAGGCCTTCGATTTCGTCGCCGACGTTGTACCAGAACCATTTGTTGCTGGCCGGGTCGTTGGCAGTGGGCTTTTCGGGAAGGAGTTCCATGATTTTTGGTCTCTTGATAGGTTTGGGTTGTTCTGAGTAAGGCTGGAAAACAAGTTCAAGCTTTTCAATGTCACAATCGTTCAGATGAAAGTTTCTGAGCTGGCAGAGCGGAGTGATGGAGCAGGGTGGGCGCGGTAGGAGGATTGGCGGGGCCGGCGTGTACAGCTTCCCGGTCCCCTGACCACAGCTGTCCTGCTGCCGGTCGAAGGCGGCCTCGTGGAGGCGCTCGTAGGGCCAGTGCGAGCCCATCAGCGATGGCTCTTCTTGAGTTGGGCCAACTCCTCCGCCTGCTCGTCCCACGCGTCCAACGCCTGCTGCTTGAGTCGGCGCTCGGCGCTTAGTTCCGCCTTCAACCGCGCAAATTCCTCATGCATGTAGCGGAGGCGCCCGTGCAGCTCGCGCACGGCCTGCCGCGCCGCGTTCATGATGGCGTCGGTGTCCTCGTGCTCTTCCGGCCAGCGCACTTGCGCGTAGGCAACGAAGGCGCGCTCGAAGAGTTCCGAATCCGACGGCGGGTAGATGACCTGGACGGGGCGCCCATGTAATGCCGTAATGATTGCGGCGATGTGGGTTGTCGGTGTTGATGGTTGCGCGCTCATTTGATTCCCTCGCGGCGTTTGAATTCTTCGATGACGGCCTCGGCGTCTCTCTCCCAAGACGCTTGAGTGTTTGGGCCCTGCTCGGCCCAAATCTCATCATTGAGCTCGCAGATAATTTGCCCGTAGCTCTTAGGTTCTGGCGCCTTCGCAGCGACGGCGACGCGCTCCCAGGCTGCGTGGCTGCCGATGTCCAGTTGTGACCACGGACAAGCTCGCGCCGTGAGCATTTCCACAGTCGCGCACTCGTACGCCTTCTGTCCCGGCGTCTTCATTCCACACCTTCCGCCGCGTCGTGGGCCTGGTCCGCGCGCGACTCCAACTCTTCGATGACTTGCGCCCAGGTCGTCTCGGAGCTCGGCCTCGGAGCTTTCGTCTTCATGAGCTTGTGGGCCATGGTGTCGACGATGGCGCGGCCGTCGGGCGTCAGAGACTTGGCGACTGCCAGCAAGGACGCCTCGCTCTTCGGCTGGTACTCACGACACCAGGCGCTCAGGGCTTGAATGATGAAGCGGACCTTGCGGGCGCGCGCGAGGCTCGCAAAGTCGATGACGTTGGACTCTGGTTTCATTTGCAAAGCTCCCCGCATCGAATGCAATGCATTCCAGTAACGCTGATGTTGTGGCGGCAGTCGTAGTTGGGTTGGTGCCCCCACTGCTTGCAGCACTCGTTTGCTGTCCTCTGCGCCACCTGCGCACAGAACTCGGCCTCCGCGCCGGGGCTAAGCCCGAAGAGCGCAATCACCAGTCGTTCGCGGAAACCAACACCGCTCATGTCTGACTCCACGCCGTGAACGCTTCCCACGCGTATCCGTAGAGGCGAGTCGCCAACTCCGGATCTCTATTCGAGACCAGCCTCGCCATGCGCACGCAGAGGATGCCGGCGCGGAGGGAGGTGGTGCGGGAGAGGCGGGTCATTCGGCACCCGCCATGGCTTCTGCTCGGCGCTCTTCATCGCAGTCGGCGCAGCGCTGCTTGTCGCCGGCTTCGGCCTTCTCGCCCTGCTCCTCAGTCTCGACCTCGCAAACCGTTTGACAGTCGTCGCAGCGAAACATCTTGTGCGTCATCAGCTGGTAATCCTCGTCGTAGTGCCAGGGCTTCTCCAGGTAGTTGAGAAGCTCGACGAGCTTGTGGCTTGCCGAAAGGTGATCCCACTCGTCGGACTCGTTTACGAGGTAATGCGCGAGACGCACGACCTCGCCGTAGTCGTCAATCCACTTCATCTGCTGCCTGGTGTGCGGGCTCACGACGAGCCTTCTTTCAACCCAAGGAGCTGGGCGCTGCGCTCCGCATGCGCCGCGATGTGCTCGGCCTCGGCAGCGTTGCGAAGTTTGGCAATGCGCTCGGCGTGCGACTCCACCGGCGCCTTGCGCTTGACCAGATTCCACGGGAACGGGGCGCAGTCGTCGTTGGCCTCCGCAATCTCGGCCGCCTCGTCTTGGGCCAGTTGGTTCATCTCGAACGTCTCCATGTCGTCGTCGTTCATGGGTACAATCATAATTATGAATATGGCGTTGGCAAGAGAAAAGCGACAAGGCTGATTATGGCCGGGTTTAGGCCGGAATCAGGCTAGTCGTCGTCGCCAGCAGCCTTGCGCTTTGTGCGCGGGGCCGGCTCGATTGCGTCTTCTTCAGCCTCTAACGCGGCTTGCTTGCGGGCACGCTTTTGCTTGCCTAGCTCGCTGATGCCAGCCCCCCTAAACATCGCCAGCCATTCCCAGCGGTCGTGGGGCGACGAGCGCGGGACCCGGCGCATGACGGACTGGATGGCCTCAAGTGGCACCTGGCCCTTGGTTGCCATCTCGATCGCGTAGTCGACTTCTTCTTTGTTCGGCGGAGGCGCGTTCGCGTCGCCGATGACAGCGCGAACGTCCTTTTTCAGCAGATTACGTGAGATTTTCTCGGCCGTCGGGAAGGCCAGGCCCATCGGCACGTCGTTGATCAGGTTGGAGATCTGCGCCTGGTAGACCTTGGCTGCGACAGCCATCGCGGTCTTTGTGGCGAACTTGCCGGTCTGCCACAGCGCTTTGACGGCCGCGCGCACCCGCTCGACTTGAGCGGGGGACAGGTCACGCGTGCCGATACCGGGCATGACCGTGAGTCTAGAGCCCGTCGGCATAGGCATGTTTATGAGGGGTGTGACCATTTTGTTTGACGCCGCTATACGTATAATTATACTCACGGATCATGTCGACGGTCAAGGACGCGTGCACCGACTGTTTCCCGCGTCTCGATAGCGACTGATCTGACACACGGCTCAGCCTGGGGCGCTTGTGGCGTTACGGAACTGAACGGGGCTTTTTTGCAAAATTTTCTACCTGGACAAGCGATGAGCGAAACAAATGGGAGGACGACCGTGACCATACGCGCGAACGTCGATGAATCAGAGTCAAAGGCACTGAACGAGCTGGGCCGCGTCGCCTACGAAGAGAGCATTAGGGGCTGCACTGACCGCTTGCCCTGGCATCAGCTTTCCGCCAGCGCGCAGGCGCACCACGCCCGCATCGAACTGGCCTCGCGCAAGGCGGAGGTGCGGGATAGCGAGCGGCGGTGGGCGGAGCATGTAAAGGCGGCCGAACTTGGGACGACCTCGCCGACGCGGCTGATGGTGGTGAAGTGATGAGGCGCTGGACGCTGCATGAAGGGGACTGCATGGCCGCCGACTGGCCGCGCGTGACGCACGTCATTAGCGATGCGCCATACGATCAGCGCACGTCGAAGAACGCGCGCACGATTCGTGGCGCGATTCGTAATAAAAGCGCAGTCGCTAACGAGGGGATGGGCAAGACGCGCTACATCCCCTTCGATGGTGTCGATCCGGCCGTCGTCGGGCCTCGAGCTGTTGAAGCTGCCGAGCGCTGGGCGATCATCTTCTGCGCGCTCGAACAGCTCGGGCGATATCAGGACGCGACGGGCGACGCGTGGATCCGCGCCGGGTTCTGGCATCGGTTAGGCGGCGCCCCGCAGTTCACCGGCGATCGTCCTGCGCAATCGGGCGAAGGCATCGCCATCATGCACCGCAAGGGCCGCAAGCGTTGGAATAACGGTGGGCATGCCGCGTACTGGGAATGCCCACGGATGGCTACCGGCGTACAGCCGATGGCGGCCGAGCGAGCACATCCAACACAGAAGCCCGTCGATCTCATGATTCGCATCATTGAGCAGTTTACTGATCCGGACGATCTGATTTTGGATCCCTTCTGCGGCAGCGGAACGACCGGCGTGGCGGCACTTCGTACGGGTCGACGCTTCATTGGCTTCGAGCTTAGTGCCGAATACGCCGCTGTCGCACGAGCGCGCCTCTCTGCCGAAGACAACGACAGCACCTTCGCTGCATCTCGAGCCGGCCAGACCGCACTCTTCGGGGTCAAGCTGTGACCCGCCTGTACGCCATCGCCAACACCCTGCGTTTGTTCAAACTCTCATGCGGCTGCTGGCTCGCGGCCCCGCCTCATTGCGCCGATAGGACTTGTCCCCTGCATCATGGGGGGCGGGTGTGAGGAAGCTAGTCGGCCGCATTGCACTGTCGACCAACGTCAACTCGGATCGGCTCATCCTCGACAACCGAAGGGATGTTGAGAATTTCGTGCCGGGGCTCCCGCTCTATTTTGCGGCTAACGAGAACTGGCCATTCAGGTCGCATTGCACGCCGCCCCTCGTGGCGCGCGTCGACAGAGAGATCGGCATCATCTACGGCGCGGGCAACTGGACGCACGACGTCATCGCCATTGCGTCGGGTGATTTTATCTTCGTAATCACGCCGGAGAACTGTCCGCATTGCGGGGCGGTGCGCGGATGACCCCCCGCCCCATCGCCACGGTGGTGATTCCGGTGAAGTTGGTTAGCGAGGCCAATCAACGGGAGCACTGGGCCCAGAAGCATAAGCGGAAGAAAAGCCAACAAGCGCTTTGCTATCTGCAACTGTCTTCGACCTTCTCGCCCAAAGCCGCAGAGAACTTTGGCCCGGTCGCGGGCGTGTGGCTCACGAGAATAATTCCCACACGCGGCCGCAGCATGGACGCGGATAATCTCGCCGGCTCCTTCAAGCACGTTCAGGACGCGGTGGCCATGTGGCTGGGGGTCGATGATGCAAACCTGAAGTGGTCCTACGCCCAAGAGCGGGGCCACGTCGCGGGTGTTCGCGTTGAAGTTTGGGGGGAGGAGTCATGAGCCCGATTGAAAGACTCTTTGCAGAAGAGTGGCGCAAAACTGCGCCGCCTCTGACCTTCCAGCATCGCGTGAAGGTCGATCACTACGACCACGTTGCGCTTTACATCATCGACTTTGCGGACGTGGCGTATCAAGTCGCCATCGAGCTCGATGGGATGCGTGGCCACAGCAAGCCCGCCGACATCACCAAGGACCGCAAGCGACAGCGCCATCTCGAGCGCGACGGCTGGAAGTTCATACGCTTTGGGGGCGCTGAGGTCATGAAGGATGTTTTCCAATGCGTACGAGAAGCGAGCGGATTTGTGTTTGAGAACAGGCGCGGCGTGAGCATCGCTAGGCATCGAGCCGTTGAACTCGAGCGTCTCAAGACTGGAGAGGCGCCGTGATGCAGGCCTCTTCGAACCCCATGCGCGACTGGGCCGAGCGCTACACGCAAAGCGGCTTTCACGTATTCCCATGCAGCGGGAAGACACCGACCACGACGCACGGCGTACACGACGCGAAGGCTCATGACGCGCCGCTCGACGAGTGGTTCGCTCCGTCGCTGCGTCGAGACATGGGCATCGCGATGGGTCCGTTTGGACCGAACGGTAAGGTGCTGTTCGGCGTGGACATTGACCCTCGTCATGACGGCATTGCGAGCTGGATTCAGCTCGTAGCCGGGCGAGAGATACCGGACACGCCGATCGCGCATTCGGGTCGCGGCGACGGGGGCACTCACCTGTACCTCTTTGCGCCGCCTGGCTGGACATCCTTCCCAAAGACGCTGGCGCGCGGCGTCGATATCAAGGGGACGGGCGGCTATCTCATGGCGCCGCCGTCTCGACACGAGGACACGGGCGAGGCGTACACCTGGGAACGCGATCCATGGAGCTGCGGCATCGCTGATGCGCCGCGATGGATGCTCGACCTCATGGCGTCGCGACCGAGCGCAACCCTGGTTGCAGCTCCATTGGCCGACCACTTCGTAACGGGCGAGCGCAACAACATGTTGGCGAGTATCGCTGGAAGTGTGCGCCGCCGTGGCATGACTGCGGCCGAAATCCTGCCCCTGCTCGAAGCCGTGAACCACGCTCGCTGTCGTCCGCCGCTCGACGGGCGTGAGGTGCTCAAGATCGCCGAGTCGGCCGAGCGCAACATGGACGCCGCCGATGCCGTCGAGCCCGGCGCCGGCGAGCTCGGCACCAAGCCGCTCACTGGCCTCGACCTAGCGAAACCACTGCCGCCCCTTCACTACCTCGTGGAGCGCATCGGCATGCCGAGCGGCGGAGGACCTGCGCACATCATCGGCGGTTTCGGATTCAGCGGCAAGACAGTCGTGAGTCAGGCGCTCTTGCTGTCTCTCGCCGTTGGCGCCTCTGCGTGGGGCGCGTTCACTGGCTGTGAGCCGCAGAAGGTCACGCACGTAGACAATGAACAGGGCATCGCTACGACGCAGCGCCGATACCAGCGCCTAGCTAACACGTCTGGACGTCAGCTCGAAGAGCTCGGCGACAGCCTGAGATTATTCACGTACCCGAAGATGCGAAACGGCAATCCTATCAAGTTGATAGAGGCGCATCGCAACGCTTGGACAGAGATCATGTCCGGTCGTGATGTTGTGTTGATCGACTCACTCGATGCGACTCGAGACGGCAGCGTCAAGCAGAGCGATGCCGAGGTGCGCAGCGCTCTGGACCTGCTCGGAAGCATCAGCGAAGAAACGAAGTGCAGGCCGCTCGTCATTCACCACGCAAACAAGGCCAGCCTCGATGGCTCCGTCGAGCGCGATCCACGTGCCGCGCTGGCCGGGTCTCAAGCCATCTTCGCAGCGTGTGACTCCATCTACCTGCTGACAAACGCCAAAGGCGAGCCGGTCAAGGTCACGCACATCAAGAGCCGATCGCATGGCGATCCAGTCGACGATTGGGCGCTCAGCATCACGGACCAACCAAGCCTTGATGACTCCAAGTGGGGACTTGCGGTGCGCGTTGTTGGTGTTGAGGCCATCGCAGAGGCCCGTGCCGTGAAGAAGGGGCAGGACGACAAGCAGTGGCTCGAGAAGACGTCACGCAAGGTCGTAGAGGCGCTCTCTGGGCATCCGCTAGGACTCGGCAAGGCGGAGCTCGGCGCAGTTACTGGGTTGAGCGGCGGCAACCTCACTAAAGCTCTTGTCCATCTCGGCGGTCGAGTGAACGTCAGCTCGGTCAAAGTTGGGCGCGTTTGGCAACACCTTCACACGATAAAGTCATGACGCCTGGACACGCTTGGACACCGTTAGACACGCTAGGACAATCCACCCACAGTCCACGCCTGGACTGGACTATATATAGTCCAGGCGTGTGGCGTCGTCGGGTGAGCGACGGTTGGACAGACTACTGGCACGTTCCGGAGGTCCCATTGTGTCGCGCGCGAGGTCGGGTTAGGGTAGGAGTCCAATGCGTGGATGGCCTTTGCTGCTCCTTGCCGGGTGCTCTGACGTGCCCCCACCTACGATCGGCCCTGAACACAAGCCCAGTACCACGGACGCGTCCTGGGGCGATTCTGTGGCAGCAGGAGGGTTTGACGCTGGGCTGTGTCCGCAGGGGTGCGTTGCGCCTGACGTGTGTTGGGCGGAGCATGCTTGGGTGCCGGACTCCAGCATTGGAGACTTGTACGGGCGCTGCACGACCAATTGTATGGGCGACCCAGACTACGCCAGCGAATGTGACAGCCTGGGCGGAGTGTGCCGCCACCCGTTGGGGCTCGATGGTGGCCCGGTCTACGCTGGGGGCATCTGCGAGAAGCCGTAGGTCACTGAACGCTTGACCAGCGCCGGCACATCCGGCACACTCTGACGCATGAGCGCTGGCGGTCGTCCGTCCCAACTTGAGCGCACGCGACGCGCAGTTGACCGGGCAGTGAACCGAGCCGGCGCTCTGGGTCTCGAGCTCGACGACGACGCGAGTTTAGAAAGCTTGGAGAAGGCGTCGGAGACGCTCGAGGCCAAGCTGGGCGAGTGCACGGAACCGTCCGACCTGGCCAGACTCGGGACGGCCATCGCGACCATCCACGCGGCCTTGCACCGCATCCGCCACGAGGCGCGCAAGCGCAGCGACGGCGCCAATCTCTCCGACGACGACGCGGCAACGCAGATGCTCGCGTGGCTGCAGGCACGAGGCAAGTTACCCAGCTAGGGAGTTCAGGCTATGGCGAAGCGATACGGAAGAGCAGACTTCCGCAAAGACGTGAAGCAGCACGTGGAGACAGACAGCGATGCAAGGCTGCGTCAGTTGACGTTTGCCGTCTTGAGGAAGTTAGGGCGGGTCCGCATCAGTCCCGAGGACATCGAGGCTCTGGACCCCCGCGACGGCGTGGCAATGGCCACGGACGCAGCGACCGGCGACATTGTGCTCTCCTACGTCACCGCCGCGAACGAGGAGCCGGGAGCTGCGCCGCCGCTCCTGAGCAAGCTCCAGTGACTTTCCTCCTCGAGCCCGCCGGCGTAGGGGACCTCAATTTTATACGGTCATCTTGGATTAGGAGCTACGCCGACAGCCACATGGCGCGGCACGCCGGCGCAGCCTACTGGCCGGGACACACGCAGGTACGTGACCGGTGCATGGAAGAGTGCCGGCCTGTTGTTGCCAGACTTGAAGATGAACCTACCAGCATCTGCGGCTGGGCCTGCTTCGGTCACGACGTGGTCCACTACGTCTTTGTGCGGCCACGCTGGCAGCGCTTGGGGATAGCGAAGTTGCTTTTGCAACCCTTCGCCGACCGTCCCCAGGTCTTCTACACGCACAAGACACGCGACCTCGGCGCGGTCCGCGTCCCCGACAACTGGATCTACAATCCCTACATGGCGCTCCTGGCGCCGAAGGTGGCCTAGCTATGAAGTTGTCTCAAGTCGTATTCATTGAGTCGGTCCGAGACACTTTGACGGACCGTAACGTCTCTTGCTTCGTTGCCACTGAGTCCCCGACTAGGGCCGACGGCTACGGGTACGAGCTTGAGGCGCGGGATGCCGGCGTCTTCGCGAAGCACCCGAAGCGTCCAGGCGTGGAGCGGTTCATTCCCTGGTCGAACGTCAAATGGTGCGACACGATGGGGGCGCTCCGCGCAGTAGTGGACGGCAGTGACAGCGGCATTGGTCACGACTTTAGCGAAGAGACTGTCGCGGCCCAGACTACCGAGCTTACCGCCGCGCAACTCTTGAAGGGCGCGAAGCCCGACAAGCGCACGAAGGCCTATCGTGAAAGTCTCGCGGCGAAGCCGGAGGTCTAGCGTGGCCCATACTTCTCGCCTGCGATCTGAACTGCTCTCCCGTCGCGAACTAACGCAGCTCGCCGAAGCCCAGCTCGCGCGTGACGAGATGAACAAATACAAAGGCTGGCCGATGTGCGGCAAGTGCCTGAGGCCTGTCAGAGCGTACGGCGTTGAGGAGAAGTCGGAGCGCATCTCTCAATTCTGGGCGCGGTGCCGTCATGAGGGGCGAGACGTCTGGGATTCTCGCGATGTTCGAAAGCCGTTCAGCCCGAACGCGGTCTCCATGCTCGTGTTCTTCTGCCGATGAGTGTTCCGCAGTCCCTAGTGCGGGTTCTTGAGCGGAGCAACGCGACAGCGTGGTGTCCGCACACGCCAACAGCCAAGCAGGCTGAGTTCTTGGCCCTGGAAGACCTCGAGGCGCTGTACGGGGGAGCGGCAGGCGGCGGCAAGAGCGATGCCTTGCTCATGGGCGCGCTCAAGTTCGTTCACGTCCCGAGCTTCTCTGCTTTGCTCCTGCGGCGCACGTACGCGGACCTCAGTCTGCCCGGCGCCATCATGGATCGCGCCCATACATGGCTACGGGGCAGCGCCGCTACCTGGAACGACGTCAAGAAGCGCTGGACGTTTCCGAGCGGCGCGACCATCCAGTTTGGCTACCTCGACACAGCGAACGACCGGTACCGCTATCAGAGCTCCGAGTTCCAGTACATCGGCTTTGACGAGCTCACGCAGTTTGATGAGGTCAGCTATCGTTATTTATTCTCTCGCCTGCGCCGGCGTGTCGATATCGAGGTCCCGCTGCGCATGCGCGCCGCGACCAACCCCGGCGGCATCGGCCACGATTGGGTCAAGGCGCGCTTCATTGACGGCGCCAGCCGCTTCGTGTCCGCGCGCCTCGAGGACAACCCCCACGCAGACCAGGCCGGCTACAGAACGAGCCTAGGCGAGCTCGACACTGTCACCAGGCGGCAACTCGAGGAAGGCCGCTGGGAGCAGGATGCGGCCGGTCTGCTGTACGCCGTCAACGACAATTGCAAGATACATGAATTGCCGAAGGGGACCTGGTCCTACCTCCGCGCGCTCGACTTCGGCATCGTCGACCAGAACAGCATCTCAGTGTTGGGGTGGCTGCCGCACGATCGCAACACGTACGTCCTCAGCAGCCGCTACTTCGTCGGAGGCCCCGCCGACATGGCCGATGAGTTGGCCAATGATGACCGCCACTTCACCCGTACCGTCGGCGACATCGGCGGCATGGGCAAATCGTTCCAGCACGACATTCAGTTGAGAAGGAAAATCCCGATCGAGGCGGCCGACAAGACAGCGAAGCTCGGCGCGATCCGCCTCATCAACGATGACCTGAAAAGGGCCACGTTGAAGATTTATGTGCCTGGGTGCGCTGATTTATTGAAGGAGTATGGGAGCCTCCTCCGCTCCGCAAAAGGCGGAGAGGTCGACGGTCAGGCCAATCACTGCGCCGACGGCGTTCTCTATGGCTGGCGGGCGTGCCCGTCCTATCTCGCGCGCGACAAGGAAGCGCCGCCCCCAGCGCGAACCTCCGAGGACTACGAAGCGAAGGAGATTGCGCGCCTCGAGCGCGAAGCCGATCTCGAGCTACGAGACGATCGCCGTAGAAGCGGCAGACTGCTGCGAAGGATGGCGTCATGAAGCCGGAAGACTTGAAGGTAATTGTTAGTGAAATGAGGGCGCTTGGCGTGTCGCATCTCAAAACGCCGGAGTACGAGATAGAGCTTGGGGCACCACCGGTTTTGCCACCGCCCGAGCGCAAACCCCCAGAGGAAGGCACCGAGGGCGACGCGAGCGAGAAAGAGTGGTATGCGTTTTGGACTAAAGCGACTCGTTCTAGCGGAGCTGCCATTCCGCCCTACCCGCGCCCCAGGGCGCTAGTGGTGCCCAAGTGAGCAGTCTCAGTACGCTAGATCCAAAGTCTGATTTGAGATGGTGGAAGAAAGACGGCGACGACGTCTCGAACACCATGATGGCGATCATTCGGCGCCTGCGCATGTATCAGGACTACAGGCGCACGGAGCACTTGCTCTACGCCAGCATGTACGGCGGACAGCAGTACATGGGCTTTGGGACGATGATGTCCTTGGCTCGCCAGATCGTGCCCAAGTATCAGCTCAGTTTGAACGTTGTGAAGTCTGTCGTGGACGCGTGCTGCGCCAAGATTGTGGCCAAGTCCCGCCCGAAGGCGACCTTCCTAACGACCGCTGACTGGCAGTTGCGACGCAAGGCCCGGAAGATGGACCAAGTCGTTTATTCCGCGATGCATCTTGGGGGCTTCTACAAGGGATTACGCAGCTACTGCCGTGACGGCATGGTGTTCGGCGACGGCTTCGTGAAGATTGTCCCGAACAGGGAAGGCACCGGCGCGGAGTACGACAGGGTTCTTACGAGCGAATTGCTCGTGGATGATGGCGAGGGCCTGTATGGGAAACCGCGTAACCTCTACCAGCTGAAGTACTACGACCGCCTCGTCGCGCTGGACAAGTTCGGCGACGTGAAGGGGGCCGAAGAGGCCATCATGCGCCTGACTCGTGAGGACGCTGGAGACTTCGAAGTTGGCGTCGACGAGACAGGCGACCAGATCTTGCTCGCGGAAGGCTGGCACTTGCCGTCGGGCCCCTCTGCCACCGACGGCGCGCATTCCATTTGTATCAATGGAAAGACCCTAGACCTCTCTGACTGGAAGAAGTCGCGTTTCCCGTTTGCGCACTTCCAGTGGGACGAGGGCCTGTTTGGTTTCTATGGGACTGGCCTGGCGCGAGAAATTGCCGGCCTTCAGTTCGAAATCAACGACATGCTGGATGAGTTCAGCGAAGTGGCTCACGGCATCAAAGGCAAGTGGATGGTTCCGCGAACAGCCGACGTGAACACGGACAGTCTGAACGACGAGGCGACGGGCATCGTGGAGTGGAGCGGCGCCGGCACACCGCCGAACTATCAGCAGGTCCAAGCCATCCCGGAAGACACGTACAACTTCTTGCAGTGGTTGCGGCAGATGTCCTTTCAGCAGCCGGGATTGAGTGAGTTGGCCGCGACCAGCCAGAAGCCGGCGGGCCTCAACAGCGGTGAAGCGTTGCGCGCTTACGGCGACCAGCAGGCCGAAAGATTTCTAGACAAGTACCAGGGCGTAGAGGCGTTCGTCGTCGAGGCCGCAGAGCTCACGCTGGACGTTCTGCGCGAACTGTCCGAGTCAAAGGACGAACCCTTCAAGCTCAAGACGGTAAGCGCGGGCGTCTTGGACACGGTGGACCTCGCCAACGTCATGATTCCTCCGGACTCCTATCACCTGGAAATCCAAACATCGTCCCAGATGCCCAACCAGCTCGCCGGCCGCATTGAGTTCGTTCAGGAGCTCGCGAAAGCAGCGATGTTCGACAATGAGGAGCTCATGGACCTCATTGTTCCCGATGGTGGCGGCCCTGACGTTGGAGAAATCGGCAAACGGAAGAACGCCACACGACGCCTGGTGGAAAAAATCTTCGACGGCATCATTGAGCGCAACGAGTTCCAAAGTCCCGAGCCCGAGATGGACCTGGTCAAGGCGTTACGTGTCGCCTCCGAGATCTACCTGGAATCGCGCTGCGACGGTATGCCGGAAGCGAAGCTCGAGACGATGCGCCGCTGGATTGTGCTCTGTGCGGCGGAGATCAAAAGAGGTGCGAAGCCCGGCGATGGAAGCCCAATGCCGCCGCCTGGCCCACCGCCAGGCCCTCCGCCCCCAGGCGCCAAACCTCTCCCCGCCGCCCCTCCGCCCGGCATGATGCCCGGCGGTAACGGCGGTCCGCCGCCACCCCCACCGATGCTCCAGTGAGGATTCAAAGCCATGAGTGATGAAGCGCAAGTTGTTGAGACGACTCCCGATGCGTCGAGCCTTCCCGAGGCCGCGCCTCCCCCCGACGCCTCGGCTCCGCCTCCCGAAAAGACACCGGAACAAGCCGCCGCGGAGGCTGACGCTGCGCGCCGCGCTGAGCGTGTCGAGCGTGCTGCCGCTACGGAGCGCCGCGCTGCCGAGGTGCGAGAGTCGAAGCGCGTGCGCCAGGACATCGCGCGCGCGGAATCGGAGCGCCAGCGCTTAGCGCAGGAGCGTCAGGACTGGGAACGCCAACGCACATCCGAAGCGGAGGCCATTCGCAAGGGCGGCCTCGACGCTCTCAAAGCGCGCGGCCTCGACTACACCCAGCTCACTCGGGAGTACATCGACCAATCGAGCCCCGAGGCGCAGGCTGCTGCGCGCATGGCTCGTGAGCTCGAAGAGACAAAGACTCAGCTTCAGCAACTCACTGCAGAACAGCAGGCCGCCAAAGTCGAAAAGGCCTATCAGTGGATTGAGAACACACTGGAGAAGCGCGCGGACGAGTTCCCCTACGCCTACGAACTATCGCCCGGCGCTTTCCGCGCATCCGTCTCCGCTATTGCGCAGTCGCTCCGCAACCAAGGTAGACAGCCAACGGAATCAGTTGTGCTGAAAATGCTTGACGACGCGACCAAAGCCGAACACGATGTTCGAGAATCACGTAGGACTGCATTGCAAAAGCGGTCCAAGTCTCCGGCAAGCCAAGCCAGTACGCCAGTCGACAGTCGGAATGCGAACCCGGCAGTGCGCACGCTCACGAACGGTGACGCGGGGCAGCGGGTTAGCAGCGGCGGACGTCAGAAGACTGAAGCCGAGCTCGACGACGAAATCGCTCGAGCGATTGCACCGATGTTACGCCAAGCCTAGAGGAATAGGCCTCTAACACGTGAAGCGCGCGCGGACCTCTCCAAAGGTTTCGAGGCGCTCTCATGGCTGCAGGCGACAGTACCGTTACGGCTCTCCAGTACATCCTCAAGACGAAGTACGACCAAAAGAAGCTCTATGAGCTGACCTATCCCGACTCTGCCTTTCTTGGCATGATTCGGAAGGACCTGAAGTTCGGCGGCAACAACGCCCGAATCACGATCCGGTACGGTCGACCGCAGGGCGGCTCGTTCGTCTTCGGCACGGCGCAGACGAATAAGAGCTCGAGCTCTGACGCGGGCTTCCTGCTTACGCGCGCCAAGGATTATCACGTCTGCGGCATTACGGGCGAAGCGCTCTTGGCGGGTGAGGGCAGCGAAAACAGCCTCATCAGCGCCGTGAATGGCGAGATGACGGGCAGCACGATCAACTTCCGTCGCTCTCTGTCGCACCAGCTGTACGGCAACGGCGGCGGCGCGCGAGCGCAGTTCGACGGGACGACGTCCATCGCATCCAAGACGGTTCCCCTCCTCGACGCGCAGCAGATTGTCTTCTTCGAAGTCGGCATGGCCGTGCAGCTCGCAACAACGGACGGTACGTCCGGCAGCGTTGAGGCCAACCAGGAGATTATCTCGGCAGTGGATCGCGACGCGGGCAAGATTTCCGCGACGTCGGCAGCCTGGAACACGGTCATCACGACTGCTGCGAATACGGACTACATCTTCCGCGCTGGCGACTTCGGCGGAGCTATCAGTGGGTTGGAAGCTTGGGTGCCCGCTTCGGCGCCGACCTCTACGCTCTTCTTCGGAGTCGATCGCTCTGTCGACACGACGCGCCTCGGTGGCGTTCGCTTCGCGGCGTCTGCGGGCGCAGCGAAAGAAGATACCTTGGTCGACTGCTCTGCGCGTCTCGGTCGAGAAGGTGGAAACCCGGACGTCGCGTTGATTCAAAACTTGGATCGCGCAGACATCGTCAAGAACTTGAGCGGCAAAGCCACTTTCGAGATGACGTCCGCAACGGACGGCACCATCGGTTACAAGGCTCTGATTCTTGAAGGCGACAAGGGACCGATCAAGGTCATGGCGGACCCGAACCAGAAGAAGGGCCGCTTCCACTTGCTCCAACTGGACACGTGGGTCCTGAAGTCGCTCAAAGGCGTTCCGCACTTCGCTGACGAAGACGGAAACAAGATGCTGCGGGAATCCACGTCCGACGGCTACGAGTGGCGCCTTCGTGCCTTGTGGCAACTGGGCTGTGAGGCTCCGGGCAACAACGCGCGCGGTGCCTTCTAATGGCAGCGCCGCTCTCCAACACCTCCAACACGGAGGTGATGCACAGCGTCGGGAAGCGCAGGTACCTCGTTGGCGGAACGTTCTTCCCGAACGGCTCCAGCGCCATCGTGGCGGCTTCCAACACCGGCACCGCCGGATGGACCGTCGCGTACACGAGCACCGGCCTCTACACCGTCACGCTCGACCGCCAATGGCTGTACATCGTGAGCAAGAGCTTTGGCTTTGCGATGTCCGCCGCCACCGCGGTGTTCCCGCAGTGGGGCACCATCTCCTTGTCTAACGGCACACTTCAGATCCGAAGCATCAACGGCTCTGGCGTGCTCACGGACATCGCGGCCAACGCGGCCAACTCCATCTCGTTCCAGCTCGTTGTCTCGAACGACACGGTGACCGGATGAAGGGCCCCGACGTTCACGTGCTCACGATCAAGCCGGACCTCGGGGGCGAGATGCACGACGAGCCGGACGCCGACGACAGCTCGGGCGACTACGAGAAGAACCTCGCGGACGCCTTCGAAGCGGTCAAGGACGACGACAAAGAGGGATTCGTAAAGTCGCTCAAAGCGGCGATTGAAGCTTGCATGAGCGAGCAGGACTACGAGGAATAGACATGGCTGCTCCGAAGATTCCCAATGGCGCTACGATCTGGCAGAACCAAGCGCCTGGACACACGATTTATGGCGCCACCGAAGAAGGCGACTACTTGCTCGGTGGGACGCCTACGCCCGGCACTGGCGTCTCATACAACATCCAGACGTCGTTCTCGGACACCGTCCCCTTCCTCTACATCTACAACCCCGGCACGAACGGCACGTCCCTCTACCTGGACATGATCCGCTTCATCGTGACCGTGGCGCCGGCGTCGACAACGTCAGCGCAATACGCGCTGGTACTCGACACCGTTGCTCGCGCCCTCGGCACGAACAACACGACCGCGGCGACGCTCAACAACCCGAACGGCAACACGCCACTCTCGAGTGCCGCCACTCTCAACTACCAGAGCTCGGCAACGGCCTCGGCCATCGCCGCGAGCTCCAGCGCTAAGAAAGTCGTCGGTCGCGGCAACATCGGCGGCCTTACGATCGTCGGCGACGAGATGACGCTGGCCTTCGGTCAGACGTACACGGGCACGCCCGGCGGTACGGCGGTTGAAGGTGCGGGCCAGCCCGGCGCGCACATCTTCTCCACGCCGCCCGTCATCGTTCCGCCGCTCGCGTCGCTTACCATGCACCTCTGGTTCGTCGGCAACTCGGCCACCGCCATGAGCTACGAGCTCCTCGTCGGCATGTTCGCGCGGTAACCCCACATGGCGTCCACCGTCACGCTAGGAGCGATGCGGAATGCGGCGCGACAGCGTGCCAATCAGGAGACGCTCGACCAGGCCCAGGCTCTTGTTACGGACGTCGAACTGAACGGCATCATCAATAATGGTGCGCGTCATGTTTATAGGCTCTTGGTGCGCGCCAGGTCTGGTTTCTATCGCAAAGATCCGCCGCAGGCGATTGCGACGGTAAGCGGTACGAGCGCTTACGCACTCGCATCCGACTTCCTCGAAATCATCTCCGTCGACTGGCAGTTTAGCGCGACAGAAGTGGAGGCGATTTATCCCTACGAAGAGCCGGAGCGTAACCGGTTCAAAAGGGCGCCGGGTTGGATCCGCACGTATCCCACGTCGTACCAGCTGCAGGGGAACAAAATCAATTTCGTCCCGACACCTACGGCCGTCTACGCCGTGAGTGTCAACTACGTCCCGACCTACTCCGACCTAGTCAACGACGCCGACACCTTCGATGGGATCGAGGGCTACGAAGAATACGCCATCTGCAAAGCGGCAGCTTACCTCTGCTACAAAGACGACAACGCAGAGACCGCGCAGGCGCACGAGTCGCAAGCCGCGATGATCGAAAACGAAGTCAAGACGATGGCCCCGAACCGCAGCGCAGGATTGCGACGCGTTCAGCGCGTCCGTGCCGCCAGAAAGCGGGGCGACGGTGTCTGGTAAGGTCCCGACGATAGTCTCGAGCGCGACGGGCGCAAGCGTGACCGCGTCGCGTGTCCCCGCTGTGCCGCGCGAAATCACGGGCGATCGAGGCTTGGACCGCATTCAGCAGAACGCGGCGAGCTCTGGGGCGGCGTCAAGAGCATTGCCCTACGGCGATGGCCTCGTCATCTTGCAGGGCCAAGTCCTCGCCAACTCGATGGTCTTGGCTCACAAGCTCGGGCGCCGCTTCGTCGGTGTGGAACTGAAGAACTTCGTTGGCGCCTTCCCTGGCTGGGTCGTCGATCGTACGGCCTCAAACCAAGACAAGTTTGTAAAGCTCACCACCATTGCGCTTGCTGGGGCTTACGGCTCTGCGACCTGCGACGTCTGGGTGTGGTGATGGCGCGCGGCCAGCTAGTTCAATTCGGCTTTCACGGCGGAATTGATGAGAAGACCGACCCGAAGCA